TGGATTGAAGATAATGTATGCCATGGGACTCATGGAGTTCGGGAAGCTAACGTTAGTTATTCCGAAAGTGGAAGCCTGATCAACGTCAACCAATACCCAAGGATCGAAGGTCAGGCTGAAATCAGCATAGCTTTCGAAACCGTCTTCCATTACAACAGTGCTGGCAGGAAGCTGGAAGTTCACAGTGGTGGTCTGACCGGTCACGACTACAACGCCATTTTGAGTAACGGCAGAGTAGTTCGGATGGCTGGCAGTAACGCTGTGAGTTCCCTGGGGAATGCTCATCAGGCTGTAAGCACCGCTGGCATTGGTGGTGGCAGTATGAGTGCCCACACGAACTGTAGCGCCGCTGATGGCCTGGTTTTGCATATTACGAACGAAACCGGCAATGGTGCCAACTTCGGTGGCTTTTTCCACAATATTGGAGAAGGCGGCATTGGCCATTGCGCCACCGGTGTAGACGGCTTTGACGGCCCATTTGTAAGTACCGTCAGGAACGCTTGCCCAGCCAGTATCCTGGAAGGCGGTTGCGCTGATGTTGTTCTGAGTAAGGCTGGTCCAAGCTGCTTCATTGGATTCCTGACCTTGCAGCAGACGCCATACTCTGTAACCCTGGAGGGCACGGTCGTTGTTCATAGGAGCAGCCTTGGCATTGATCGGAGTCAGTTCGCGTTCGGGTCCGCTGTATCCAACGTAGCCCTGGATGTTCCAGTTGTAATTTAGGCTGGAAGCCAAATTATAGAGAGTATCCCAAACGTCGTCAGAATAGATCATGTTACCAAAACCGTCGTTGGCAGGGCCAGCATCGGCACCGGCTGGATAGGCTCCAGCGGCATGGGAAACATTGTAGCCAAACCATAGTTCTTCGGTTCCGGTGATCAGCACGGGGTTGTCCAAGATCACTGTCTGGAATTGATCCACAGCAACCACAGTGAAGGGCTGATCCACAACCTGGACGGCGGGAGCAGCGGGGGTGCCACCAGTCCAGACGCGCAGGGAGTAGGTGCCAATATCGCCAGGGAAGAGGGTGATGGCATGCAAGCTCATGCCCGCATATTCAGTTAGGTCAGAGGCAGGGTAACGGATAGCAGCCGCGAATTCACCACCGCTAGTGAGTCCAATGCTGTCACTGTTTTCACCGCTGTCATAGTGGAGCCATTCGCCACCGGTGGTACCGGGGGCCATCCAGGTGATATTCACGTTTTGGCCAGCTTCTTCAGCTTGAACTGCGCCGGCGGGAAGGGTGATTTCGGTGAGGGAGAAATCCAGAGTAGTGGTCTGAGTTCCCACGATCACAACGCCGTTGGTTGTAGCAGCCTGATAGCCGGTTTTAGTAGCGGTAACGCTGTAGTTACCGGCATAGACGGAGAAGCTGTAAGCGCCAGTGGCATTGGTGATTCCGCTGTATTCACCGGCTGTAACGGTGGCACCTTCAATGGCAAGGCCGGTACCAAATTCGGTAACGGTGCCCTGAAGGATACCCATCATGCCTTTGTGCAGTTCGTCAGAGAAGGCAGCAGGAGAAGCCACGCTATTGGTGTACATAGCTTTCACGGCATATTTGTAAACGCCGGAAGGCAGGGGACCCCAAGTTGCGTCAGTATAGTTTGTGGGGGTAATTGCGTTTGTGGTCAGAGTGGTCCAGGCAGTTTCGTTACCCTGGTCAGCAGCCAGCAGACGATAGACCTTGTAACCTACAAGGGCACGATCGTTGTTTCTGGTGGCAGCAATGCTGGCAACGCTGTTCGGGTCGCGGCTGATGGGAAGGGTTACTTCGCTGCCACGAACGTTCACGCTGTGAGCTTTGCGGCTGCTGAGTTCGGCGGAGCCGAAGCTGATTCTCTGGGTGGGGCTGCCGATTACGACATCGTCCACGAACCAGACATACCACAGACCATCGTTTGAAGGAGGATCTTCAGCATTCAGAGCAAGCTTGATCTGCTGTCCGGCATAGGCGGTGAGATCGACCACAACAGGAGTGGCATAATAGTTCCAACCACCGGTTTGTTCAGTGGCATCCCACAAGGTAGTCCAGGTGCCGCCATTGTCGGTGGAGACTTTCACATAGTAGTGATCCTGGTTTGTGGATCCGAGATAAACATAGCTCTGGAAGGTCAGGCTGGCATTACCAGGGCAGGCAAATTGCGGAGTAATCAGCCATTCATCCTGATGGCTGTAGCTCCACCACAGACCAGCTTGATATTCGCCAGCAAAGGGTTCTACCACAGGATCAAGAGCCACGGCGCCAATCTGGCACCAGGTGGGAAGTACACCGGTGGTTCCGGCAGCGCCGGTATCGGTGATGATCTGGCTCCAGTCTTCGGGCGGGAACATAGCGCCTTCAAAACCTTCAGTGATATCCACAGCGTTAGGATCCGGAGCTTGCCATTCAACGGCTACGCTCTGGTAGTCTCCGCTTTCAGTGGCAATCACGCCAAAGGGAGGAAGGGCGATTTCGTTTACGGTGATGTCACCAAGGTTCAGGTTTGTATTTCCAACCACAGCCTGACCGGAAGTGGTGGCATAACCAGCAGCATTGGCGTTGTAGGCATAGGTCTGATTGGCAAACACGTTATTGATGGTGAAGTTACCAGCGGCGTTGGTAGTAGCTTCGTAGGGTTCATAACCTGTGAAGCTGATGGTGGCACCTTCAATACCCACGGTGGGGGCATCACTACCTACGATGCGGCCGGTTACGGTAACCTGAGGAAGCAGATTCAGCACGAAGTCAGATGTGGTGGCCTGATCTTCCACGATGGTTACGTTGTTGGTTACGTCAATGTAGCCATGCTTGCTGGCAGTAACGGTCTGAGCTCCTACTGGTACGTAAGGAATGTTGTAAGTACCATCGGCAGCAGTGATGGCTGAGAATACTGTCTGGTTTACCGCAACAGTGGCTCCGGCCAGAGGTGATCCACCGGAGGTAACAGTGCCGTTCAGGCTTCCCATGTCGCTGATGGCCATGAAGAAGCGGGCATTGGCACGGCTCATCGAGGTGCTACCAGTAGTGCCGTCGATGGCAGGGCTGGTGTCACTTTGATAGCGCAGAGCGCTGATGTAAGTAGTGTCAGTATAATATACCGAGGCGTTTTGAGTGTAATCGCCGGGGATAAGATCGGTCACTACTTCGATCAGAAGGTTGGAAGCGCCATCCCAGAAGAAAGGACTGGTGAACACATGCATGTTCCAGCCTGCGACGGGAGTGAAGTTGTCGTTGGTGAATACTGTAGTGTATTCGCCAACTTCAAAGGTGGTGCTGAGGGCGGTCTGATCAGTGTGCTTCACACGGATTCTGAAGTTCGGCATTGCGGAGCAGGAGTTAGGAGATTGCACATTCCATGCCATGGAATTGATCAGTCCGGGGGCAGCGCCGGCAGCATACATGTCGGCAGCCGTGTAGAGATATTGTTGACGGAAGTTCTTGTACCAGGTTCCATAAGGAGTGGGAGATGCGGTGGTATCGTTGTATGTGGTACCATTGCCTACTTCCACTACCAGGAGTCCGACTTCCATCACGTTTACTGTAAGATGGTCTGTTTCGTCGTTTGCAGGATTCTCGTCGCCTGCCATCACCACTTTACCATAAAGCTGGGTTTCACCGACCACGGTGGGAGTCCAGGGTAAAGTAAACTCAAGGGTTTGCTGAGGGTTGATTGTGGTGCCGGGAACGCTGGCAATTTCTACGCCACCTGTCTGCATCAGTTTCACGGTGTAAGTGCTTACAGGTGTGAGGCTGTAGTTCTTCACGGAAACAGTGTAGTTTACTGTGGAGTTTACGTTCGGAGTGGTGGGACCTGTGATGGTCATACCATTAAGGTCGGTAATATCAAGGGCAGCCATGTTCAACTGCATATTGGAACGTGCCATTGCAGTGGTACCAGTGGTGCCGTCGATCGCGGGAGAAGAGTCACTCTGATAACGCAGTGAGCTGGCAAAAGTGGTTGGAGTTAAGCTGGCATGGGCGTTGTAAGTGTAGTTTCCGGGGATAATGTCGGTCACTACTTCGATCAGAAGGTTGGCAGCACCATCCCAGTTGAAGGGTGTGCTAAAGGTGTGAGTATTCCAGCCAGTGGTAGGCATGTACTCAGCAGCTTGAAACACTTCAGTGTAGGTGCCAGCTTCAAAAGTGGATGTCAAAGCAGTCTGTGTGGTTGTTTTCATCCTGATTCTGAAGTTGGGCATCGGGGAGCATGTGCTCAAGTCTTGAACATCAAATGCTACGGAGTTAATGTTACCGGGGCCGCCACCGATATCGTTGAGCTCAGAAGCGAGCACAAGATATTGCTGGCGGAAGTTTTTGTAAAAGGTACCATAAGGTGCGGGACCACCAGTATCGGTATTAGTACCGGTTCCGTCACCTAAAGTAACTGTTACCTGGGCAAAGATGCCGCTGCAGAAACTGATCATCAGTACTGTCAGCAACGTGAAAAGCAATAAGCGTCTCCTTGCGTTTCTCCTTTTTTTAGTTTCAATTTTTGGTGCATACCATTATTTATCCGGTCTGCCTCTGGCTCACCAGGGAGACAGGTAAAAACAATCGACTGTTATCGAGGAGATGTCATAGCCACATATCCTCGCTGAATCTTCCGATGCAATCCCCATGAGAATGCCCTTCTTGCAAAGCATTCAGCCCATCCTCTGAGGTCATCCACGCTATGTGCTGCAAAGGCGTTTACACACCAGTAGTCACATATTACGCATTCCAGAATTCTGTCAAGCAGATTTACGCTATACTTCCTTCTCTAAAAGTAATAAGCCGGGAATCAGGTATTATGGGACAGGGTGTTTGGAAAAGATGGTGGTGGATGTAAGGTGGTGATAAATGGGGAGATAGGGAGAATATGGAGGTTTGGAAATAATTAGGGATTTTGGGTGAATGTTCGACAGGGTGTTTGGAAATTGCGACAAGGGGTTTGGAAAAGAAACGGGTGGAGAATGATGGCTGTAATGAGGGAGTTGTGGTGCGAAAGAACGAATTAGTTTGAGGTTTCCTTTAGTGATTTGAGGATGGCTTCGATGAGGAATCGGCGTGGTTTGAGTTCATTGTATTTCATTTTTCGAGCGATAGCCCAGGCGAGGGAGTGGTAGCGATCGGCGAGCTCTTGTTGTTTTTGAGAGAGCTTTGCTCTTGAATTGAGATGAACGGAGAGCTTTACACCTGGGGCAGTGTGCGAGAGTAAGCGTTTTTTTCGAGCCCACTCTTCGATGGGTGCGATTGGTGGCATTTTGCCGGCTTTTCTGCCCTCGTGGACGTATTGGGCATGGGGAGCGATCTTTTCATCTGCAAAGACGTCTATAGTTAGTTTCTGCGGATCCACCTTAGTTTTAATGGCTCTTCTGAGCTTTCCCCAGGCTACGATCTTATCCCGGTCTATGATCGCGATAGCGTTTACTTCTATGCGATTGGCGAGATCGTTCAGGATGGCGGATACATGCTGTTTTGGGCTATTCATGATAAGCTCTTCCGGAGATTTCGATTGAGTGGGAGATGGGATCGTAGGAAAGTTCCAAGGGACGGATATGGTAGTGATCGAAGACAGCTATTGAGTTCAGAAGCTCGTAGGGATGGGACAGCCCCAGGGAGGAGTAGTCTTCGCTGTAGAGGTGGGTATTTAGGCGCGCTTCGAAGGGAGAGGCTTCCAGAGTGGCTCTATAATGCTTGCTGATGGCATCCAGGACAGCCTGGGAAGCGACAGCAACGGGCGTAAGCTCCGGAGCAGAAGTATCAGCAGTATCAAGCTCAAACTCGATGGGATCCGCGAAGTGCAGCACAGGCAGATCATCATCCTGGCGGTTTTTGATGTAGAAGGAGTAGTTATCTACGGTTATTACAGCATTTGAGACGCGGAGAAGCTCGCCCAGGAGGTCTTTGGCTTTGTATTCTCCGGGAACGATTTCGATGCTATCCAGGGTCGCCGGACCAGAATAGTAGGCAGTGGATCCGGAGATACGATAATCTGCGGATAAAGACACTTGACTCAGAAGATCCGGAGGGTTGGGATTATCCCATGGCTCGGCATAATAACCATCATTGTGTTCATCAATCTCTTCCACGATTGACACATTGCCCATTGTTACCAAATATTTGCGATAGCGAAGGTGTTGGAAGAAGTTATGTCCCGAGCGATGGCTATATTGCCAAAAAATGAGATGGATATCCTGATTATTAGCTTCGAAGCCAAACCTAATAGTATGAGAAGTGCCCGGAGCAGACTGATACCTGATCGAGCTTGAATCCAGCAGTACATGATCCACCAGGGTAAAGGGCAGCCACTTGGCTTGATTGTAAGAATAATGAGCATACTGGTAGTTAATGGGGCCAATGCAGAGGATCAAGCGCAGAACATCGGCATTGGTGTAGCTATCGGTATCTGGTTCACCATTCATAGCCAGGGGATGGATGATAGAGCCGATAATGGAGGGGATGGTAGCCACGGGATTGATGTATTGATCGGCAAGGGTGACAAGCCGATCGGAAGCAAGCTGGAGGATGAGCCCCAGGTAGTCCAAGAGCTCCAGTTCTACGGTTTTTGCGGAAAGTGAGAGGTATTCCACCGAGAAGGATGATTCCGGCAGGACACCTGTGTAGATGAGGCTATTGGCATCGTCGTAGATGAAGGCGGCAAAGGTATGGAATCCGGCTTTGATCTCGCGCAGAGAGCCCACCAGGATGGACTCAAGAGTGTCATCCATGAGGAGCTTAATTTTGGCAGAGCGGGCTTCCTGGCTCCAGTAATCGATACCGGAAAGGCTGAGGGGATCAAGCTCCAGCTCCAGGAGGGAGTCGGATTGGTAGATGATGGTAGTGATGCGCTTTATTATGAGTTTCATAATTAGTTGAGAGTTGAGAGTTGAGAGTTGAGAGTTGCGTTCTTGGCGGCTTCGAGTTCCTGGCGGTGCCGGATGCACTTGATGTAGCTATTGAATACATTGTAATCGAACCAATCGGCATAACGCTGAAGGACTATCTTATCCACGGCGAGGATGCGCTGTTTGAAGGCTTCGGGGATGGTATCCCATTCTTCTTCAAAGCCCAGGCGGGAGAACATTTCCTGTTCGTCTGTAGTATCATCATTTTCGAAGTAGTCGATGATGTATTCATAGCATCTTACGCAGTGTTCACCTACTGCCATTGTAACTCCTTTGCTTATCTTTTGATCAGTAAGCATCATAACCTTGCCATGCACCTTGGGATCAAGGTTGTTCATAATGTATTTGATCTCTTTGGGATGAAAAGTTTTGAGGCATTTCTTGTCAAGGCTAAAAACAGCAAAATCATGCTTTTGCACGCCACCCAGAACCTTAACCCTGGGATCCCAGACATAGAGATTGAGCGTGCGATCGCGGGCAGAGATGGCGAGTCCCATCTGTTTGAGTGGATTCCTTAGTAGAGCAGAGACTTTAGCCATGTATTCGACCTGAGTAGAGACACCCAACGCCTCCTTGTGCTTTGCCAGGTGATCAAATAGCTTATCGCGGGAAGCGTATTCATAGTTCATTACCCGGGAAACGATGGCTTCTATATGGCGATCCTGGAGCTTTACAAGGTTGTGATAGCGATCCAAACCGGCATCGAAGGGATCGGAAGGTTCTATATATGGAACGAGCCTGGTGCGGCAGTTATAGTGGTAAGGCGGCAGCCAGGGCGTCATATCCGAGGTAGGGGTTTGGGAAAAGTGGCTGTTGCCTTTCCAGAAAGATTCGGAATGCACGAGAGGATCCTGGGACTGAAGGCTTTGGGACGCGGGGCCCAGCTCGAAGATTCTGCCATTCATCATGCGGCAGATATCGGTGGTGGCCTCATCGATGTAGGCGACCACTTTCACCATCTGAACGCCCCGGTTTTGGTATTCGGAGAGCCGCTCTGTGGTGGCAGCGCGGGCGGAGACGGTATTGGTATAGCTGGTGATCTGATCCTCCCGCAAGTCTCCCCGGCGGGGATAGGATGAAGTAATGGTTTGGTATATTTGCTGATAGAGGGGATCTGCGCCGATGGCGAGTTGAGAGCCCGGAGTTGAAAGTTGAGAGTTGAGGGAGGAGCGGGCTTCTCCCTGGCGGTTGTAGAGGGTTTCCAGTTCTGCCAAAAGGTCTGTCTGGGAAAGCTTTCCGGATACAAAGAGCCGAATGAGCCGGGAGAGCTTATCCGCCCGGCTCGCTTTGGCTATCTTGCGTAGGAGCAGCAGCTTTTTAGCGCTCATTGGACTTCTCTTCTGTGCTGAACTCGTGCCCGCATTTGCGGCACCTGCGGATTCTGATGGTTTTCTCCCCGATATGGATGGTTCGGATAACTATCGTCTTGGAATTGCACAATTTACAACGCATAAGGCAATCCTTAGAAGAGGATGAGTCTATCGGAATTGCGGACATCGTAGTGCAGCCAATTGACGTCCTTTTCCAAGCCTTTGATTTCCGGGAACTTATCAGGATTGGCAAGGATATATGCCCGCACTTCCTGGACGGTGGCTTTGAGGAAATGCGCATCTCCCGCCATAGCGAAACGGTGGAAGCTAAAATCCCCTTTGGGGGCTTCCAGATCGATGGGAGAGCGCAGTCCACGGAAGCGGAAGGGCCCTCCAGAAGCCCAATTATTGATGATCATAGGCCCAAAGAAAGCGCGCAGGCGATCGGAGACAGACAGGAAGCGAGGATCAAAGAAACGCCAGGCGTTTTGCCCAAAGCGCAGAAATACAGCCGGGGATACGAGTTCCTGGATAATGAAGTATTTGCAGACCATTGATAACTCCTTGGGGGCAAGGCCTATGCCCCTAAAAAGCTTCAAGATGAAGCTTCTACATATAAACAAAGGAGGGCAAAAGGCCCTCCGGCTTTAGTTCGATAAGGACTCCTGCAGAGCTTGTTCGTTTTTGGTGCGAGTGTAGACCTGGCTGGGGACATTGCCTCTGAATTCCTTCGTTAAAAGCTTATCCAGAGTCGCATGGGGAATCCCGCGCTTATCCATCCAGCTGCGGATCAGCGAGATCTCTTTCATGGTTTCGGCTACGATGTCCCGCGCGGCGGCTTTAGCTTGCTCCAGTTCAGTGCTTAGCGCTGAGAGCCGATTAGAACCTACCTGCAGGCTTTGCTCCAAGGATTTTATGTATTCTCTATTCTGCTGCAGTTTGTGGCGGAGTGTGCGGTTTGCTTCGCCTTTCTTGATCTCGTTTTTTACTTGCGCTTCGCCCCAAAGCTTTATGGGCGCTTCTATCGAAGCGAGTTGAGAGTTGAGAGTTGAGAGTTGAGAGTTGAAGTCACTCAGACAAGTTCCAATGGCTTTGATCTCTTGCATTACCTCATCGTGTCTTTCAGCATAAGTGAGTTCCACTTGGGCTTTGATCACGGAGCTCAGTTGTTTCGCCTGCCTGTCAATGTACTCCGCCTGCAGATCAAAGAACTTACGGATATCGTCTATCTGCTGCATCTGATTCAGCCGATCCCGCTTGGATTCCCGGAAGATGGCAAAGAAGAGGAGAGCCATCACGAATATCTGGATGATGGTGTGGATCATTTTGCCTCCTGTTTTGCGGAAGCAGAGGCTTCCTGGTTGATCTCTTCGATCTTGGGGCTGATGGTGATGTTATCCACGGTTTTGCGTTCGCAGGATAGCTTTGCCAGGTCGATATCAGAGAGGGTTTTCAGCATATCCTTATTGGGCTCTTCTTTTACCTTGATATAGTCCAGCATACCCATGGATTTCAGCACTTTGAGACAGATGGCTTTGCTGATTATCTTGACAGAAGTGCTCACCCGCATGCTGATGGTGCCGTGAGAGAGCTCTTTGGAGCGTTCTTTAATGAATTCGTCCTTGTGCTCCTCACAATACTGAAGGATGGAGTCTTCCAGGCTCTTGATCTCAGAAAGTAGCGGAGCTGCGTCGGCGTCGAACTTGGCAGTTATCTCGCTGATCAGCTCCGTCTTTTTGTTTTCGAGTTCCCGGATTCCGATGGTCAATTCTCCCAGGCGTTTGAGGGTGGAATTCACGTCATCCCATCCTGAGAGGGACTTTTTGGGGGTTTGGGTCGTTTGCTTTTTTGCCATTTTTGTATCTCCTTATTTAGTTGGTAGTTGAGAGTTGAGAGTTGAGAGTTGAGAGTTGAGAGTTGAGGAGTGCTACGCACATTATTCTATTCCTATACCAGGGCCTTGCGCACCAGCGCATAAAGCTCCAGGGTTTGTTTGTAGTTAAGCGCCCGGAGGCTATCTCCAAAGCCCCATAGTTCCATGTTTTCATGCAGCCAATCTATATCCTTCCCTTTGCGGGATACGTGTGCCATTACCGCGCCATTGAGCTTCACCTTGCGCAGATGGCTGGCTTTGGCGGCATATGGCTTCAGGGTCGCGATAGCCTGGCGCATCTGATGCTCATCGAGGACGTTGGCATGGGTCACGCCAAAGGTCTTGAGCAGATATGCGGCAAAGCGGCTATGCTTCTGCCCCTTCACAGCGCTATCCCAGCCCGCCCGTTTGACCAGGCTCCAGAGGTATTTCTGCTGTTTTTCAAATTCAGCCTTGGGCACTTTTCACCTCCGTAGGAGTTGAGAGTTGAGAGTTGAGAGTTGAGAGTTCGGTTGCTTGATTTTGAAGTTCCATTAGTTTGTGACAGGTGCAGAGATCCTTGTCCTGGCGGGCTATAACTTCTTTCAGGTTGCAGTTTTCAGCCTCCAGTTCATATACCCGGCCCTTAGCTTCGGAAAGCTGATCGATAAAGTCTTTTACCACGATGCGGTCGTTCTTGATGATGCACGCGGCATCCTGGTTCTGTGCTGATGCGCCGATCAACGCGCATATGAATAGCAGAGTGATGATTGCGGCGTAGACGATTAGCATGATGATTAGCATGATTTCTCCTTCAATGGTTTTGATTTATTGGCATATCGTGCTTTTTCCTGGCGATAGGTAGTCAGCTCGCGCCAGCTGCCTTGACGATAGAGATTTACTTTGCCATTTCTGTGGGAGATAAGTACGCCAGCCCTTACCATCGCGGATAAGTAACGCTGGAGAAGTGTTTTACTAAATGGCAATATCTGCCGTAGTTCCGGGCAAGAGATTCCGCAAGCCTGGAACCTGCTGGTGGGGGAATCTGTATAGCAAGCATCGTAGATCATGCGCTGCTTTGCAATGTCAAACTTCCAATCGTGCCACACCTTACGATTATCAGGTTTGGGCGGATAGAGCAGAAAGAGCTCACCCAAGCGCAAGATAGCGCCCAGTTTTTCGGCTTTTAGCAGGCAACGGATAGCCCGATTGGGATCCATGCCGGTTACTGCGCAAAACTCATCCAAATGGAAGGTTCCGCTGCCTTTTACCCGTGCAAAAGAGTTGTAGAGTTGGTTGTTCATTTGATCACCTTCATGTAGTCGTTTAGATTAAGGGACTTTATGCCCAGTTTGGCGGCGATTTCTTCGTAGAGGCGGATGGCTTTGATCAGCTTCCTGGCATCGCCTCCGGCTTGGCTCTTTTCGTTACTGTAGCGTGCCAGATCTTCCGCGATCTCGATATCCGAAAGCTCTTTGCACATCAGGCACGCGTCGCTATTGTCCAGGGCTTTGAATTCTGCAAAATAGATGAAGCGGTTGTAATAGTGAGAGTTCAGCTTCGCCACCTTGTCCCTTAAATTTTGCATGCCTACAAGCACCACCGCCGCCACGGTGTTATCCGCGATATCGCGCAGCATGCCAACGATCTCCTCGTGGGGGTAGTGTATGATGTTATCCACTTCATCGATCAGCAGTACCGGAAGATGCACCTTCGTGGTATAGCGGTTCAAGGTGTCCAAGACCTCACGGAAGAGCCGTGCTTTGGGTCCGGTGATGGGCGTGCTGTTCTCCGGTTCATAGAGCGCGCGGATTGCCTTGAGCAGCTCCACCACAAAACTCTTTGGGGTGGATGCCTTAAGCGCACTCATATACACAGCGTTGTGCTCGATGGCATAGCGCATGCTAAATTGGGTCTTCCCCAGTCCGGGACGGCCGTAGATCATCGCCATGCCCACCTGATGCGCCACCGGACGCGAGAGCAGGTAGCTCATGCATTCCAGGCCGCGCTTTACGTTCTTTGTCGTCACCAGTAAATGACTTTTCATTGTTTAACCTCTCTATTCTTCATATTTCATTATCTTGCAAGCCTTAGCTCCCCACCCCGATGGCATCGAGGAACTCGCGGGAGATTACTTCATCCTTATCTTCTTTTGTCTCAGGCTCTTCCAAGCGGCTGGAAGCCGCTTCTGTATTGGGATCCGGGAGCTTTGGAAGTTCGTGGCTAATTGTGGTAAGTTGGCCAGTAGCCTTCATGTCCTGCACCTTTTGGATAGCTTCCTGCATGAACATCCCGCCTTCGTGCGTAAGCTCCTGCAGTAGCTCTGCATCGCGCTTGATCCGCTTTTCCAGGTTTGCTTTTCGCTTCATCTCGGCGGTGTATTGCAGCTTGCCATCTGCGGATCCACGCACGGTTACCAGGGGATCGTGCTCGATGCGCAGCAGAGCCCGGCAGATCGGCTGGCGAGCTTCATCATAGACAAAAACATAGCGATCATCCATCTGGTCGTATCGCACATATACCTTGCGGCCTACATAGTCAAATAGCGCTTCGTCGTAATACCACAGATCCCGCACCTTCACCCCACTGCGATCCAGCTTCTTCACTTCTTGGGAGAGCATCAGATACCAGAGCTCATCCGGCTTGCGGCGTCGGCTGGCATCGATGTTTTTCACCCCTTCCTGCCACACTTCCCAGGGCTTTTTGCCACCAATCCCGTCGTGCGGCTCCATGCCATAGACAGCGATCATCCACCACTCCAGCAAAAACTTGGCTTCGGTTACGGTGAGCGTGATCCCGGAGGTGCGCTTTTCATTTAGCGCCTGCAGATGCTTCTCGTTGCGCATCAGATGTGCGGGTTTGTCCCCGATGCTCGCGCCGCGATAGCCCGGCATAAAGCGCTCAAATCCTTCGTCCATGGTGCCATAAAAGCGCTCCTGAAACGCCTTGCCGGTGGGGTTGTAAGGCAGGGAATTGAGGATCTCAAGCACTCCCGTGGCATAGATGTTTCCGGATATCTCCGCAATCTCATCCCGCTCCAATTGCCGCATCTGCTCCCGCTCTTCCCGGCTCATCTTTTCACCTTGCAAGCTCCGGTAAGCCCTGCCATTGTCCCACTTGATATACAGCGGCACAAAGCCACACAAGGTGATAGCATTGCGATAGGCGCTGGCGATCACCCTGCGGTTTTCGCTAAAATCCAGGTCAAAGCCCACGATCATCCGGCTGGCGTAATCCATAAAGGTAACCAGGGTGGGACGGCAAGGCTTGCCAGTATAGGGGTTTATCACGTCAAAATTCAGCGTGCAGCCATCCGAATACCATAGATCCCCAATTGATATCTGTGAATGATCCTGGAATATATAGGGCAGATAGTGATCCTTGAAGTATTTCGCGCCCCGGCGCATATATACCCAACGCGCTGCATGACGCTGCGCAAATACACTGATGGCGCGCTCCATCGTCCTATCCGAGACAGTCTGCTGCCTTCCCTCCATGCGCAGTTTCAGATGCCACCATTTCAGCGCGCTGGAGACCGATGGCTTCGCATCCGAATGCAAGATGCCAATGAGCCAATTGAAGTCCTCCGTGGGCACCTGGTGCCCCACATTGCCGCTCTTCCACGCCGGGATCAGCTCCCGCCAGTCCTTCGTCTTGATCCAGGTCTTGTACCACCGGCGCAGCGTGCTGGCAGAGATGTCCCCCAAAGTAGCGTGAATAACGCTCTGATGCGCTCCGGCATTATATAACTCCAGATAGATGCCGATCCCCTTTGCCAGGCTGAGCTTTTCCCGGCTGATCAAACCCTGCAGCTCTTCACACACCTGAGCGCGGCGTAAGGCTATCCGCTCCTGCTTCTCGCTAAGCCGGGTACTGCCTCGCGTGATCACAGAGCCGGAAGGGAGAGATAAAGTCTCAGTTGAAAGTTGAGAGTTGAGGGGGCTTCGCCCAGTTGAGAGTTGAGTGCTTGTGGCGTTTTGGCGATTGGGGGTTTTGGCGAGCGCAGGTACGGGAGTGGTTGCATCGGTTGCATTGGTTCCATTGGTTCCATTGGTTCCATTGGTTCCAACGGTTCCAACGGTTCCAACGGAATCATTCAATATCACCATCCACTTTCCATTGGGTTGCCCAGGAACTTCCTGATGCACCGCCGGGATATTCCCATTAGCAATACCTTTTCGAATCGCTCTTGCGCTCTTCCCCACCATATCGGCATATTCCTGCACGGGGATCAGTTTGATGTCTTCATTCATGCTTGCCTCTCATTGACAAAAAATTGGGATACCCCAAGCTTGGGTTTAGCACAAAAAACAAGAAGGAGTATCCCATGACTGTTCACCATTCTAAATATGTGAGTGTTGCAGAGGCTGCAGAACACATTGACCATTGGATTTGTAACTTAGCAGATATCTTTCCCGAGTTTGAGGGGCAGCTAAAGGATTTACCAATAGAACTTCGATTGCCCTACCTGAGGGAACCGGCAACGAGAGAACACGTGGCGAAGGATAAGGTGATGAAGGCTTGGTTCCATTTTTATGCCCGGCTTCACTATCTGCGCGAGACCTTATCAATGGCAGAGGATCGTAAGATTCTCTTGTTAACAATGCCAGATGGCACTGCCTATCAGGAGCTTGATCAACTTGTTTTTGATGCTGATCTTTCAAATGGTCTGGTGATGGGTAATTTATAATCGTTTTCATATCGGA